AATGAATGTTTTAGTAAATATAAATTTTGCTATTGAAACTTTAAATTTATTAGAAAATAATAGTTCTAATAAAGAAGTTAATTTATTAGAATACATTACTAAAATATTAGATGGTATTACACTTGCTTTAGGAAAAATAAACAATTTTAGAGTCTTTTTTGATGATTGTAGTCATGTAGTAAGAATAATTGATGAACATAGAACTGAAGAAATTAGGGATTTAATTGAAATACCTAATTTTGGGTTAAAATCTTTAACTTATAACTATTCTTTTGGTTCTCAAATTTCCCCAAAACTAGCAGCTCAAATAGTAATTGCAGCTCAAGGGCAAGATGGAGGTATACAACAATTCCCCGAAGATGTTTTAACTTACCAAAAGTTAAATGTAAACGTTAGAGATAGATTCGCTCCCAAAATAATTCCTTCTATACCTAATGATACTAGGAAGCTTCAAGAAGACCAAAAACAAGCTAAATTAAAATCCCTCCAAAAATTATTTGATCAAATTTTTCATGTTTACACATTAGATGAACAAGTTGAATCAGGAACAACTCAATCTTTAATAAATCTTTTTGCTGATTTAAATAACGTAAACGAAAAATATTATCCTGATAAAGCATCAACCTTACTAATCCCTTTAACTTTAGATCTAGAAATGGACGGTCTTACAGGTATAATGCCTTATAATGCCTTTTTATTACCTAATGATAGATTACCTGTTAGATATCAAAACAAAGGTATTGCTTTTATAGTATTTTCTATTGACCATACATTTGATTCAAATCAATGGAAAACTAAATTAACAGGACAAATGATATTTAGAGGAGAAAATCAAACAATAGAACGTAGAGAACCTGTTCAACCTGTTAATACTATTAAAAAATCACCACTAACCCCATTAAATGCCCCAACTTTATCCACAGATTATAACCTAGCTATACCTACTGGTAATTTTGATTTAAAGCCTAATGGTTTACCTGGAGATAACGCAGTCCCAGAACAAGAAAATCAAACTGATCTAGATCCAAGTCCTAATATTTCAGATAATCCTACTTTATTAATAATTAAATTTATTGAAGATAATGAAGGGTTAGCTAAAATAGCATATCCTGATTTAATAGCAGCTGGTCAAAATGGTATTACAGCAGATAGTGGTTTTGTATTTAGATTTAAAATTAGTAATTCTGGTGGAACTTGGGATAGTAAAGTAGAAGTAAATCCAGGTGACAAATATAGATGGGTAATTGGGTATGGTAGTAATACAATTACTTCTTTAACAGGTAATGTTAGATTTGTTAAAAAAGGAGATACAATAGATAGAAACCAAGCTAAATTAGATTTAGAACGTAGATTAAAATCTGAATTTATTCCTAAAGTTAAAAGAGCTTGTGCTGCTAATAATGTTGATTATGATCAATTACCTAATAAAGTTAAAGTAGTATTTGTAGATTGTGCTTACAATTATGGTACTTTATGGAATGATATAATTATTTCTTATAGAGATAGGGGTATACAAGGTTTAATAAACGAATTACAACGTAGAATTGATAGAGGTTCAAGTCAAGTCCCACGTAGAAGAGCTGAAGAAATTAGATATTTAGGAGGGACACCAAGAATATAATATGGGATATTTACCAAAAAGATTAGTTAATGCAAACCTTATTACAGGTGGCGCCGAATTTTTAGAAGAAAATAATGGTCAACCATATGAGGGTGCTTATCATACACTTTTTAATGGAGAATCTTTTACAGGGCCTAATCCAACTTCCCCTAATAAAAAAAGATTAATCCCAAACCCTAATAGAAGACAACGACAAGTTGGAAATACCATGCCCGGTGTTAATAATGATCAATATAGTAGAACAAATTCTGCTACTGTTAATGTAGAATTGTTAAAATTTGGAAAAGATCCTGAACCACATTTTCCTCAACCTATAGGAGAAGATTATAAAAAAGGAAGAATAATTAGATACTTTGCTAAAAGAGCTAATCAAACTCCCGAAATTATTAGAGAAATATCTGAAAACGCCTATAATGATTTGGAACAACAAGGTGGAGAATACAATTATTCATTATGGAGAGTAACTTCTTTATTTTGGAAAATTTCAGGTCCTATTAGAGATTCTAGAGATAGAAATGGTATAATTCAAAAAGGTATTCTAGATACTAATCAAAGATTACTAGAAGAAGCAAATAAAAGTTTCAGAGGACTTAAAGCATATTTAAATGACCCAATCCAGTTTGCTCAAAAACCAAATTTAGAGTTAATATCTAACAGATATACTGCAGGAAATGAATTTACAGTAAAACAAGATAATAGCAATTATCAAGGATATTATCATATAATGGCGGATGGTACTATTATGAGTGGCCAAACCCATGGTCAAGCGGATGATAAAATACTTTTAGCAGGTAACGTGTTAGTTCAAAATCAAATTAGTACATTAGTAAAACAAGAATTAGAAAAAATAGGTGCCCCATCAAATGAGATAAGAAATATCCCACAACAATCCGTGGTTTCCCAAGCTCAACTTAGTACATTGGCACCTCCAATAGATAGAAGTTCTGAAGGATATTAAGTTATGAATAAAAGGTTATGTATTATATTGTCGAAACAGAAGAACAGCTAAATAGGCTGTATTGCAAAGGAACAGACTGCTATATTCGAATTATTCCAATGAATGATGAATATCATTCTGCTTTGACTTCACCTTGTCTTGTATATTTTAGAACAATTGAAAGTAAAGGATATATTTTTCCAATTAACCATTCAGAGGCATTTAAATTACCTTTAAATAAAGTTATAGAATGGATAGAATCTAAATATGAAAAAATATACACTATAAATAAAAAAGAGTGTTTATACCACTTTGATTCACCAAAATTAATAGATATAAGTTATGATATTGACATGGATTATTCTCTTATTCGGACCCGCATTTATGATAAGCATGGTCACTTACCATTCTGTAACTCGTTGGTACCGATCTCAAAAATTTATGAGGAAGAGGAAAAAATGTTTGAAGAGATTAGAAGAAAGATCCCAGAACAAATAAATAAATTTTATAATGATACTTTCCCTAGAGTATTTAAATCAATTGAAGAACAGGGATTAAAAGTTCACCCTGATTATTTCGATAAACATTTTAAATACCATGAAAAAGAATGGTTTTATCACGCAGACACAGTGTATTCTAAATACAACCTATATAATCTCACCACCCGCCCCACAAACTCATTTAATGGCGTTAACTTCGCTGCTTTAAATAAAAATGACGGTTCAAGAACAGCATTTATACCTAAAAATGATATGTTTTTTGAATTTGATTACGATGCTTATCATGTAAGAATTATGGCTAAGTTAATCGATTTTCCATTAGACAGAGGTTCTGTCCATACCCAATTAGGACGTATGTATTTTGGTAAAGAAGAATTAACTCCTGAAGAATATCAACAATCTAAAGAACTAACCTTCAAACAATTATATGGAGGTGTGTTTAAAGAATATAAAGAGATACCTTTCTTTAAAGCAATGAATGAATATATAGATAAACTATGGACCCTATTCAATGCCACAGGAAAATTAGAGCTAGTAGGAGGTAAAATACTAGATAAAGAACAAATTCAAAACCCTACACCAAATAAAATACTAAATTATGTAATTCAGTCCGCAGAAACGCACAATAATGTAGTTTCTGTAAAACAAGTCATAGAATATTTGGAAGATAAACAAAGTAAGGTTATATTATACACATACGATTCATTCTTAATCGATTATGCAGTTGGTGATGGGAAGGAAGTATTAAAAACAATAAAACAACTATTAGAAATTAACGGTTTTGTAGTAAAGGCAGCGTATGGTCTAAACTATAATTCTTTAAAATATATATAATATTTATCATGGATTACGATATTAATTTTGACGATTTGGCAAATAAACTATTTTGCACCTTTACTACTAAAGAACAACTAGAATCCACTGTAGATACTATAAAAGAACAATACCAAATATTATTCAATAAAATATTTGTTTTATATGTAGAATCCACTAACGAGTATGTGTGCACATACAATGTAGATTCCTTTAATATGTCTGATACTATATTAGAGAATACTATTCTTTTGCATAGAAAAAAAGAATCCAACACATTATATACGATAAATGCTCTCAATGATTTAATTCGTTCATTAAATGAAGGTAGATTAGACACAAGTTATAGAGTAAACTGGCAAGATCATCGCAATTGTATTTTATTGACTACAGGAGGAGAATTAAAAAAATTAGATACCAAAGTTCACGAAATAATCAATTTCTAATTTGGATACCTAAAAATAAGTTATTACATTAATTAAGTTATATAAAAAACGTTATAAACATGAATTTAGATTTAATCTCAAGCAAGTTAGAACAACTTCAAGCCCCACAAGGCCAACAAACCCAACAAAAATTTGACAGAAGTCAGTATTTTTGGAAAGCTCCTATGGGCAAATCACAAATCCGATTTGTACCCTATAAGGAAAACAAAGACAATCCATTTAGTGAAGTATATTTTCATTATGGGATTGGAAACAGAACAATGATTTCACCTATTAATTATGGTGAAAAAGATCCTATTGTAGAGTTCTCAAAAGAACTACGTAAAACATCTGAACCTGAAAACTGGCGTTTAGCTAAAAAGTTAGAGCCTAAAATGAGAGTATTTGCTCCCGTTATTGTTAGAGGTGAAGAAAACAAAGGCGTACGTTTTTGGGAATTTGGAAAACAAGTATATCAAGAATTGCTTAGTTATGCTGCTGATGAAGATTATGGCGACTTTACAGATGTTGTAGCCGGTTTAGATATGACAGTAGAAGTAGTTCAAGGTAATCCTTATCCACAAACTTCACTCCGGGTTAAACCAAAACAAACTCCATTATCAGATGATAACACTTCAGTAGAAAAATGGTTAGCTGAACAACCTGAATTGCTAAAATATTATAAGAAATATTCTTATGATGAAATGAAAACTGCACTTCAAGATTGGTTAAACCCTGAATCAACAGAAGAATCAATTCCTGATGTTGTAAATCCTGATATCTCAGCTGAGGAATTAGCATCTAAAGATACAGGTTATACGTTGAATGTTAAGAAAAAAGAAACATTTAACGAAAATGAATTCGAAGAATTATTTAAAGACTAATTAAATGGCTAAGAAAAAAACAAGCCTTGGAGGTGATATCTCTAAGGCTGTTAAGGGGACATTCTCCCTTGATAAGTTTAAAGCTGCTAAAGGCTTAGGAACTGCAAATAATACCTTTAAAGACCAGGAATGGATTCCATTATCTCCTGCTTGGCAGGAAATGGTATCACTACCAGGTATTCCTCATGGTCATATTACATTATTACGTGGACATTCCGATTCCGGTAAAACAACTGCTTTATTAGAAGTAGCAGTTAATGCCCAAAAAATGGGGATTTTACCTGTATTCATTGTTACCGAGATGAAATGGTCTTGGGACCATGCTATAATGATGGGATTAGATGTTGATGTAACTAAGGATGAAAATGGCCAAGTAATAAGTGTAGATGGTAATTTTATTTATGCTGATAGAGGTCAATTAGGTACTGTAGAAGCCGTTGCAGGATTTATGGCAGATCTAATGAATGAACAAGCGAAAGGTAATTTACCGATGGATATGGTATTTTTATGGGATTCAATTGGATCTGTACCTTGTCAAATGTCAGTTGAAAAAGCAAAAAATAATAATGAGTGGAATGCAGGTGCAATGTCAACTCAATTTGGAAACTTTATCAATCAAGAAATTTTATTATCACGTAAAGAATCTTATCCATATACTAATTCGTTAGTTGCTGTAAATAAGATTTGGGTTGAAAAACCAATTGGACCTATGTCTCCACCTATTATGAAAAATAAAGGTGGTAATACAATGTTCTTTGATTCAACTCTAATTGTCACATTTGGTAACATCTCTAATTCAGGTACTTTAAAAGTAAATGCTGTAAAAGATGGTAAAAAAGTAGAATGGGCTAAAAAAGTAAAAGTAGCCGTAGAGAAAAATCATATTTCGGGTGTTACAACTACTGGTAAAATTGTAGTTACCCCTCATGGATTCATATCTGATACTAAAAAAGATATAGATAATTATAAAAAAGAACATCAATCAGAATGGGGTGCTATTTTAGGTGAAGGACCATTTGAAGTAGTATTAGAGGGATCAGACGAAGAAGACTTTAAAAATATAGCTTCTACGTCAGATGAATAAAATCCTAAAGGATACTAATTATAGACCTCCCCATCTTGTACCTTACAAGAAAAAAAATATAGAAGTAAGATTTACTCCTAATAAAGTTGGTGTACGTTTATTTATAAACAATGAACCCCTTATGGCTTATGATTACTTAAATCATGATTCAGCCTTAGAAGTATTAAGTCATTATTATATTGCTAAAGGTCATTGTATTTGTACGGGTTTAGGTTTTGCTGTTAGAGAAAACTGGATTGCTACTAAAAAAGAAGTAACTAAGATAACAGTTATAGAAAAAAATAAAAGTCTTATAAAGTATCATAAAAAGATAGGTACCAAATTTTCTCCTAAAATTGAAATAATTCATGGAGATGCTAATGAATATAAAGGAGAATGTGATACATTGTTATTAGACCATTATGAGATTATAAATCCCATGAAATTACTCCCCCAAATACAACAAATAACTAAAAATATAAAACATACCACTTTATGGTATTGGTTATTAGAAGAAAAATTGTTTTTAGATTATACTTATGGGATAGATTTTATTTTTGATTATTATAATTTACTTAGAACAAAACTACCTACTTTACCTGTTTTATCTAAAGAATTACTTCATCTATTCATTCTACAATACCCACATATAGATTATAAACTTATGTTACGAAATGAATAAAACATATCAAGATATTCTCAATAACTTGCATGAGGAATCTACATTGGAGCCCCTGCACTTAAATAGCAGGGTGCTCCTAATAGATTCAATGAATACATTTTTGCGTTCATTTGCCATGATACCCGCTATTAACCCACAAGGTAATCATGTTGGGGGCTTAGTTGGATTTATGAAATCATTAGGTTATGCTATCAAACTAATCCAACCTACTAGAGTTATTTTAGTGTTTGATGGACAAGGAAATATTACAAATCGTAGAAATACCTACGCAGATTATAAAGCAAACCGACAAATAAAACGTATTACTAATTTTAATGTGTTTTCTACATTAGAAGAAGAATCGGAATCGGTTTCTACTCAAATGATGCGTTTATTAGATTATTTAAAAACATTACCTGTTAATATTTCAATCATAGACAAAATAGAGGCAGATGATACAATAGCATATCTATCCCAGAAATTAAAAGATGACATTATAATCTATTCTGCTGATCAAGACTTTCTACAATTA